ATCGTCAAAGCACCCATCATCTGCCTCCATTGAGCCAGTATCGGTGACTATATATGTCATGAGTTCGCCTATAGTTTCCTCATCGTTGACCTCTAGCTCCCTGTCTCGCAGAGTAGCTCGTAGTTGGTCTATGATGAGAGGTTTAGTTTTAGTGGACGTATAGAAGCCGAGGTTGACAGTTTCCTTGTCATCCATCTTGTCGTATACTGTCTCGATATAGAAATTGGGATATGCGAGGTCTTTACCGAGCCTAGTGCAAGTCAAGATACCGTGATTATTTCTTTCGACGATAATCTCGGCAGTGTTGTAAAGCATACCTAGGTGGTAGAGGACCGAGGCGAAGAAGTCGGGATGCACATGGCCTCTCCAGACACCTACCTGCCTCTTCTTGCTGTCTAGTATCTGAGCGACACTGTAGTCGCCCCCATTGACACCCATCGCAACGTCAGCGCCTATGTAATAGGTTTCTGACGGGTCGATGTCATAATACATCTTGAGCTCACCACGCGGGTCTTCCACGAAGCGGTCGATGTTGAGGCCCATGCGCTTGATGACAGGCTTCATGTTAGCCTTCATCTCCACAAGCTGTGTCGGGTTGAACACTGGGCGACCTGAGGTCAGGAACGCTTCTTCTGCTGTCGTGGGATACTCTTGTCGGAAGAGGTCAATACCGTTCTGGGCGATCTTGCGCCTACGGAACATCAATTGCTCATCATCGAGGCCGTGAGCCTCTACTAGCTTCTCTTCTTCCGGTGTGCGTGTGAAGCCCTCAGGGACCGGCTCTCGATACTCGTCCTGAATGAACCAAGGAAGAAAGACAGGGATGAACCCATTCTCTCCTTTGACTGCACCGTTCCAGAGATCGTAGAACTCACCAGAGACACCGTTAGCTGTGCTCTCGATAAAGATAGCGGAGCCGTCAGTGTTCGGGATACACTGGAGGAGGCCGTTGAGGTTATCCTTGGCAGAGCTCTTGGGCCAGAAGGCAAGCTCCGATAAGTGAGCACCTGTGAGCGTTTCGCCTCGACCGATACTTTCACCACCTGCGGTAGCTACGGTATAACCACTGTCCAGCTTGTCGAACTTGAGTTCCTTGCGTGACGAGTATTTCGTGTGGGGCTTAAGAGGCTCAGGGGTATTGTCGTAATACCGCTTCGTAAGGTCGAATAGGGCCTTGGTGCTATCTGCGTGGTGCGTGACCACGATAGTCTTCTGGGCCTTGCGCTGTGAGGTCCACCAGTAGAGCCAGCCACCAATCGAGGTGGATAGGCCCATTTGTCGGGCCTTAAGCACAATGATGCGGACTTTACCTTCGGCCTCTAACTGTTTGTTGACAGTATCGTTGAGTATCTTCTGGGCTTTGTTCAGCTTGAAGTTTACGATCTCACCAGTCTTGGTGCGTATCCTGAGGGCACGAGGGGCGTAGTATTCAAAGTCGTTGAGGAGCTTGCGCCTTGTCTCAAGTCTGCGCTTCTCCGCGCTCGTTGTCGTCATGCTCTGCTAGTTCATCTAGGAAGTCCTCAGCCGTCTTGAGCGTGATGTCGCTCTTGGAGGCGGGCTTCTGTTTCGTGTATTCCAGCACTGTGCGGATAGCTTGGAGCTTATCTCGTGCTGCCATGTTGGAGGTTACCATCTCGAAAGCCGCTTCTAGGGACTTAGCGGCCATTTCGTTTTCTGGGATAAGACCTTCGGCTTTCATAATTTTGTATATCCTTTTGGCTTCTGTGCGGGCTTGCTCAAGGAAGATGGCGTATTCCGTCTTCGTCCAGTCTTTAGGCTTGTCATAGGGCGTGGTCTGGGCTCGTGTCTTACGTGCCTTCTCGATCCACTTCTGGCGCTGCTCAGGGGTTGCTTTGGCTATCTGTCCAGAGGTGGACGTAGCCTTGCCTTTACATCCCTTGATGCGACCCCTGCCCCTCTTGAGCTCAGGGACGGCGGGCTTTCTTTCCCTTGGGTTGGTAGCCGCCTGTGTGACGAGCCACTCCTGTAGGTCCGTTGGCGGTTTCTGTGGGTTCTTCGGACTGTAGCCCTTCGGACGACCCCTCGGCCTCTTGGGGAGTTTCTTCAACTCCTTGAGGAGCCACTTGGGCCGGTTCTTGACCCCCTTGGGTCTCCCTGCGCCTCTCGGGTTTCGGAAGCTTATCTCGCTCACGGTTAATGGCACGGTGTGTTACCTCATGGACTTTTAGAGCCATGACCCCTTGCGGGATCGAATTTAGGAGCTCGTTGAGCAATTCGTATTTTTCACTGTCCTCAAGCAGTTTGGAGGCTAGGACAGCCTCGGCGTCCAGAAGGGCGCGGACAGTTTGTTCGGTGGTCTTCAAAGGGAAATGTCTCCAAAAGTGCCGGAGGACCCTAAGGTCCCCCAGCGATAGTCATTGGCTAGGCCAATTTGTGTTATTATTTTTTCTTCGTTCCACGCTCGTAGTCAGCCTTAGTCTTGTAAGGCTTGGCTGACGCAATATCGAGGAGATGGGCGCGAATGTTTGCTTGTTCTGACGGGTCGATGCCTTCGATCTCAAGGTCAGGCATAACCTCCTCATCAATGAACTTCTTGGCCTCTTCAAAGGTCTTGAAGTTGTTCTTGATTTGGTCGGGGCTAGTGCTGAGAACCTTGAGCGACTTTTCGGATACGCTGTCGTCAGAGAATAGGTTGTTGATGCGTTCGTCCGCTTGGGCTTGGAACTTGTCCTTACCTGCTTGCCACTGGTCGGGTCTTGAGATGCCGATCATGTCACCCTCTGCTGACCTTGCGGTTGCTTTAGGTGCTGGCGTTGCGTTAGGGTTAGCTATCTTCTTCCGAGCTTCTACCTTGGCTGTAGCCTCAGCAGCTTTGGTCTTGAGAGCCTCCATCGTGCCGTCCTCGTTCAGATACTTCTGCATACGGGGGACGAGGATGTCAGCTAGGCCACGCTGGGATGTCGGATAGTTGAACTTAATGCGCTTGATGTCGTCAGCAAACTCTGGGACATCCTGAGCTACCTTATCGAGAGCTCGGAGCATGTCAGTTACCGGAACGCCTACTCGGGTTGCGAAGGCTTCTTGGGTTTTTGAAGTCCCCATTAGTCCCTGCTCGATCTGGGCGTTGATTACCTTATCCTTGGCGGACGGTTCTTTGACCTTGGGAGCCTTAGGCGGCTTGAGAGCCTCCTTGTTGAGCTTTGCGAACGCAGTGTTGGCTGTGGTGAGGTCTTTTACGTCCTTACCGAGCTCACGCTTGGCAGCGGGAGTTCTCAGAAGGCTATCGCGAGGATCAGGAGCGCCTGTATACAGTTGGTCGCGAAGACCCTGCTGCAAGGCTTTCTCTCTGGCCGCTTCGGCAGCTTCGGCCTCTTGAGCCTTCTTCTGCATCCAACCTTGGTCAATCTTCTCGGAGACCATGTTATCAAAAGCTTGTTTGCTCTCATCGGCTCCTGAGGGGCCTACACGGTCTCCCAGCTTCTGATAGCGTTGGACTTTCTTGAGCAGGTCTTCGGCTGCGTTAACTCGTGCAGCTTCCGTGTTTCCTACTCGCTGGAGAGCATATCTGGTGAGAGCCCAACCGAGGCCCGAGCCGAAAGGACCGCCAGCAATGCCACCACCTATTGTAGCAGCGCCTTCGACCATCCTCTTAACCATCGTCCCAATGTTCTTGGAGGCAATTTCAGGAGTGAGTGCTCGGAGGCGTTGGACGCGAGTGATGCCATCAGCTACAGCGTCGCCCTCTACTGTCCCCCTAAGGAGCTCAGTGTTGAGAGTGTCGAGGCTGTGGCGACCGTCGAGAGCTTCTTTAATCCGAAGCTTCTCTGATGGGGCAATATCAAGTTTATTTATCTTATCCTTGAAGCGACCGATGTAAGTGTTCTCAAGGCTGTTGACTTCCTTAATTGTTAGGTCAGCGCGACCCTTAGGATCGGTAGGAGACTTGGCAGTCCCTTTAGCCACCCTGTTGAGGTCTTGGACGATCTCAGCGTCGTAAGCGGCGTAAGGGTTCTCAGCTACCTGCTTGTCGAGCCAGAGGTTATCTCTGCGGTCTTTTGTCGAGCGTGTAGCAAGTTTACCAGCGGCAGCACCACCCCCAGCACCTATGATAAGGCCTGTTAAGCCTTCGCCCATACGGTCGTAAAGTGAACCTTCGCCAGCACCGATACCTGAGGCAGTGCCGTAAACACCTCCCTCTATTGCTCCGACTTTAGGACCGGGGTTTCCTTTGAAAATCTTGGCTGTCGGAGTAGCGACTGAACCTACCAAATTGCCGGTAAAGGCCAGCAACGGGTCCTCCTGCTGACGCTGGAGCCACTGTTGAGCGTTAGCGTTATATTTGCGCTGGAAGGCGGGCCAGAAGTTAAGGGGATTATCAGCAAGGGCCTCTGCACCTGAGACTAGCTCAGTGCCAAAGTTAAGTGCTGCTCCGTCTGCGGCTGCGAGACCGAAGGTGGCAGCGTCATTATACTGCTCCTCTTTAGGTGGCGTTTCGTTAGCTTCGTTCTTGGTAGCTGTGTCGTAGTATTTCGTTCCGCCCCAGCCAAACTTTTGGAAGTTGGCAACGTCCGCTGCCGGATCGGGGCTTCCGAGTTCGCCGCCACTTAGGTCTTGAAGAAACTGCTGATAGCTCTCAGGAGTTAGCGTCCCGCGCTTTAAGCTATCCTCAACGAAGGCCCCAATGTTAGCTTCCTCTTCGGGTGTGAAGACCGAGCGTTTCGGGGGACCAGCGTCTTGAGTGGGTGTCCCTGTAAGGAAGCCGCCTTGCGCCTCTGTAGTAACAACTTGGTCAGACCGAGGGGCAGGGGTGTTTCCTTTGGGGGCCTGTTTGGCTTGGTGCTGGGCTATAATGTCGTTGACAGTAGCCTCTTGCTCCTCAGGAGATAGGCTGTCGAAGTTTGGGTCAACTTCAACGGTCCCTACCCCGTCGATCTGTAGTTTACGCATTTGCGTCTATTTCCTGTGTTTTAGTCCACCACTCGCCACTTTACGCCGGTGGAAGTCTGACCACCTCGCGATGGTCGGGTTTTTGAGCCGCCGCCGAAATCGTAAGTGCTCTCAATCTCTTCAATCTGCTCTTGGTTGAGCCTATCGCTTTCTGCGAATGTGCGTGTGATTTCTTGGAAGGCCGATTTGACTGCCCGCTCATCACCCTTACCAAGAGCAATTTCAAGCATAGCCACCTGAGCATCGAATGTGGTCTGAACACCAGTGTTAAGGCGAAGCTTGGCGTTACGGATGTATTGTAGCGTCGTCTCGAAGTCCTGATACTCCGAGTTCTGACCAAAGGCGTCGAAGCCAGCGGCAAGACCAGCTTTGTTTACCATGTTACTGATAAGACCAAGGTTGAGCTTTCCACTATCAATGTTCTTAATGACAGTATCCATACGGCGAGTAGCTTGCTGCCCGAACAGGGAGTTTTGCTCAATCTCATTCTTGATCTTAAACATAGAAGATGAGGGTTTATTACCCTTGCCTGACCCCTCTGCCGTTATGCGGGCGGCTTCAAGGCGGTTAGCGTTTTCTGTCTCAACCCGCCACCTCTCGAAGTCTCGCTGCTCAAGAGCCTGTTTTGCTCTCTCACGAGCTTCCATCTCTGCTCGTTCAAATGCGGCTTCGTTGTCCTCAGTATTCATCTTCTCACGGGACTTTATGTTACCGTAAGCGATGTTCTCACTGGTCTTGAGCTTCTTGTCGTTCTGTTCGCTCTCGAAGTCGGCAACAGGGGTCCGCTCGATGGTCGTAGTGCCGTCTGCGTTCTGGACGACTTGGAAAGCACCACCAGCGATGAAGCTGCGCTTGGGCTTGAGCTTCTCTGCTTCCTTATCGAGAGCATCTTGGAAGGCGAGGCCCCCCTGCCCTAGACCAGTGAAGAAGTTCGGAGCAGACAAGAGAGACGCACCGAGAGCCAATAGAGCTCGTGAGCCTCCGGGCTTCTGATTGATGCGACCGAAGAGACCCAGCTTCTTTTGAGGGGCGGGGTTCTGCTCTGAGTAGATGTCGCGAGCATTGTCACCGCTGTCGATATAGTCATCTACGACTGCAAAGTTGGCAGGAGGTCCA